ACGGGCTTTCTTCGATTATTGGTCGGAACTGAATAAATCGGAAACTAAGATGCGCTATGAACTTGAAAAGACTTGGGAGCTTCCTAAAAGGTTGGTAACATGGGCAAACCGAGAAAAGATACCTACCAAGTCGACCACCGATATAGGAGTGGTTCTCAAAGATAACTCTCCCGATAAATATGATTCACCCCAAGAAAAAAAATGGGAGGACAGATGGAACAGATAGACTTTAAAAAAACAATCGACAGCCTTAGGGAGACCGGGTTTAATCCCGTCCCCAATCTCGTAAATATATCGATACCGGATGCAAAGAACCTTCTTTGGCGAGGATTGAATTATTTCACAGGCAATGCAGAATGGCTGCCGGAGTATGATGAAATAGCTATATGGCTTTCTGGAAATAACGGACGTGGACTCTTATGCCACGGCAATTGCGGACGAGGGAAATCCCTCATCTGTTGGAAGATCATTCCTCTACTTTTGAATCACTATTGCCGAAAGATAGTAGCCTGTTATGATGCTCAACAGATGAACGCTGATATAGATGGTGTAAAAGCAAAGCATATCATTTACATTGATGATGTCGGTACAGAGAATCTTAGCGTGAAATTCGGAGAAAAAAGACTTGCTTTTTGTGAAATTGTTGATGAAGCGGAAAAGCGAGGAAAACTCTTGATATTGACCACTAATCTATCACTTGATGAAATATCTCAAAAGTACGGGGAACGGACAATGGATAGATTGGTCGCTATTACTACACGGGTAAAATTCAAAGGAGAAAGTTTGAGAAAATGAATATTACAATCTGTTGGGTTACCAAAGACTGGGAGACCATAGAAAAGATACGAAAGAAGTTCGGTATATCATCTTATATGAGTGTCAATAGAGAAACACCTTGCGATATTAAGGAAGAAGATATAGAACTGCTTAGAGAGACAGAAAAACGTGGATTTATCCACATTAGAAATAAGTAAAATCATGTTAGTAGGAACAACAAATCTTAATACGACGCTCAACTTAACCTATGTGTTGACAGATGTCGTAGAAACCCTTCTCTATGATTTGAGAAGTGAAATGGGAAAACAGGGTTATGAATTGCGTTACGATGCAAAGCGTAACTTTAATACAGCAATAGCTGCGATCCGGAGACTAAAACAGGACGTTGACAAAACGCAGTTCTCTACACAAGAGAATTTCGGAAACGACTCCGATTGTCTTCTTGCTTTCATCCGACTGTTGGTAGATCGATGTGGCGATGATGACAAGAAAATGTTTGCATTCTATAACTACATCAAAAGCCATCCTTCACAGCTAGGGCTTGAACTGTCTGATGAAAAGAGTGTATTCGCACATATTTTTGATAACTAAAATTCTAGTTCCTAAAATATGAGAATACTCCTAAACATCCTCCTTCTCTTAGGAGTGAACATCTTATTTTACCTGGTAGTATATGCGATAGCAGATAACCTAATGATACATAATTAAAATATTAGCAATGAATACACAGTTTGAACGGTCGGCTAATGCCACTGATGAATGGTATACACCGAAAGAAATCATAGATGAGTTGGGCGTATTTGATACAGATCCGTGTGCTCCTATAAATCCACTTTGGCAGACAGCTAAGATAATGTACAATAAAACTGATGATGGTTTAACGAAGGATTGGGTAGGTCGTGTATGGCTTAATCCTCCTTATTCCCGTCCGCTTATTGAACAGTTTGTTAAGCGTTTGGCAGAGCATGGTAACGGTATCGCTTTACTTTTCAATCGTTGTGATTCAAAGATGTTTCAAGATGTAATATTCGAGAAGGCAACAGCAATGAAGTTTTTGCGTAACCGGATTAGGTTCTTCCGTCCGGATGGAACCCGTGGGGATTCTCCTGGTTGCGGTAGTATCCTCATTGCTTTCGGTGAAGATAATGCCGAGATATTAAGAATTTGCGATATTGCAGGTAAGTATGTACGAATCAATTAGCGTAAAACTATATTGTAATGAGCGAAAAGAAACTAATATTAGATGCCTGTTGTGGTAGCCGGATGTTTTGGTTTGACAAGCATAACCCGAACACCTTATTCATAGATAAGCGTAGTGAAACCGTCACGGCTAAGGATAGAGATAAAATTAGAACTATAGAAGTAAAACCCGATGTTATAGCAGATTTCACTAATTTGCCATTTGAGGATAATTCTTTCTATATGGTAGTGTTTGACCCACCGCACCTTAAAACACTTGGCGAAACATCATGGATGGCAAAGAAATACGGTAAACTTCCAACTAATTGGCAAAAAGTGATTAAAAAAGGCTTCGATGAGTGTATGCGTGTCCTAAAGCCAAATGGTACATTGGTGTTTAAGTGGAATGAAAGCGAGATAAAAGCTATTGAAATATTGTCTCTTATTCCTTATGAGCCGTTATTTGGTCACACCACAGGAAGACAAAGCAAGACGATATGGATGTGCTTTATGAAATTGCCAATTAATGAATAACGAAGTAAATATGAGTGAAATAGAATTTAGGATAGCAGAAATATTGGGACGGTCTGCGATTGAAAATGATATGGAAGTCCCCAAAGATGTTCAACAGTTGGCACAAGCTACAAGATATTTAGCAACGCAACTTAGAATAATTTGCAAGACAGAGATCGGTGATGGAAAAATAGCTGATGTTATATTGAAGCAAGCTATTGATATTTTGAAGTAAAACGATAAAGCGATGAATCAAAGTAAACTAACTCATGGCTCCCTATTTAGTGGTATTGGCGGTTTTGAATTAGGTGCCGAAATGGCGGGAATTGACACTTTGTGGAATTGTGAGATAGAAAAATTTCAAGGTGAAATATTAAAAAACAAATTTCCTCATGCAGAAAGATTCACAGATATTACAAAAACAACCGGACTCCGATATGTGGACATCATTAGTGGAGGATTTCCGTGTCAAGACATCAGCGTTGCCGGAAAACGTGAAGGTATTAAGGGAAAGCGCTCCGGGTTGTGGAGTGAGATGTACCGAATTATATGGGAAGTTGGACCTAAATACGTCATCATTGAAAATTCGCCAGCTCTCACTATTTCCGGTCTCGAACAAGTCCTATGCGACCTTTCCAAAATCGGGTATAATGCGGAATGGCAATGTATATCAAACTACGCTTTTGGATACCCACACAAAAGGGAAAGACTTTATCTTATTGCCTACTCCAACAAAATCGGATTACAAGGCGACATTTGCAAATATGGAAACCTTAACTCGATATTTAAACAGTGGACATCAGATCCGAGTGTCGGATATACTTGCGCAAAAAGGATTCTTGAAATCCCAGCGCATAGCACTGTTAGAAATGATGATGGGTTTTCCAATTGGTCACACAGAGTTGGAAGTATCGGCAATGCGGTAAATCCAACAGTGGCAAAATATTTATTTGAATGTATTAAGATTTTCGATAAACAATTAGCGTAAAACAGATACAGAAATGAGACGAGTGAAGGTTAAGTGCATAGACACCCCTTGCGCATATGACATAACAATAGGGCGTGAATACTGGGGAGATGAGTCAGTTGACGGATATTGGATTAGAAACGATAAAGAAGTTCTAACATGGTATCCAATGCGATTATTTACATTAATAATGAGAGTAGACTAATTGATATAATCTGTACGGTACAGAACTAAAGAAAGGAGAATAGACTATGGGATTTACAACAGCAGCATTTATACGCAAAAACACACCGGAGCTCCGGAAGAAGTTGGAAGAGTTGGGGTATAAAGACTCTTCTATGGTACAAGATAGTTATACCGCAATATATACAGATGAGGAAGAGGGCGAGTTTTTTACACAATATTTATCTAATATTACAGATGATGAAATTGCAGTCGATTGCGGAACCAACGAGGATCTTTTCCTTGCCATAGCAGCATTGAGGGATGATATAGATGAAAATCAATGGTTCACAGATGGCAAAGAATGGTTCCAGTGTCGTTTTCTAAAAGTAGGCATGCATTATTCTGATAAGCCAGAGATTTTGTTTGAAAGATGGCACAAGGCTACCGTAGAAGAGCTAATAGAACACTTTGGAGGGAAGGAGGAATAGCTATGTCAACAAGTGAAGTTATGAACCGAGAAGAATACAGGCAACTATGCAAGCATTACAGCCCATACAGTGGCCAATGCTATAAAAAATCAATTATTACGGGAGTTGCCAACAATGTGCATATAAATATGTCATGTGATGGTAAATGTGCCCGTATGAGTAATTATGATAAGAAAAATACAGTAGTAATATATGGAAACCGTAGAACTAATAATTAAAATAGCATTATTCATCCTCAATGTTTCAACTGTTGCTTTCATTGTAATCATGATAAGCAAATGGCACAAACGTATGGAGGACAAGCTGAATGAGATTAAAGAATACACACGTAGGGTATCTGACCGTAACGATGTGGTTTTACTCAATCAGCTTCAATGGTTAAAAAGTAAGTTGATTGAAGAAGAACGTTATGAGGAAGCTGACAAAATCAACAAGTGTATTGAAGAAGAATTTAAACGAATAAATAAATATGAACAACATTAATCTGAACGCCCTCCGTGACAGGGCATATAAAACCGCTTGCGAGCATGGATTTCATGATACAGAACTGAGCAATGAACACCTTCTTTGCCTTGTTATATCTGAACTGATGGAAGCTGTAGAAGCGGACAGAAAGGGAAAACAGCCCAATGTAATGCAATTCGATAGGGGTATCTCATATCCTATGAACGATTTTAAGAAGGTGTATGATTACTGTATTAAAGGCACTGTATCCGAAGAATTAGCTGATGTAGCTATTCGTTTACTTGACTTGGCAGGGCTACGAGACATAACCATTGAGTGTTTTTCAGAAGAAGATATTTATGAATCTACCGAAAGTTGCAACGGAGAAACATTCACAGAAAGCATATACAGCATTGCTACCATTCCAGTAAGATTTGAGTATGAATACGATTACATATTTGATAAACAGCTAAACAGTATGTTACTGGGCGTAATTGGTCTATCAAATTATATGGGTATAGATTTGCTATGGCATATTGAGCAAAAGATGAGGTATAACGAATTACGAGAAAATAAACATGGAAAAAGATATTGACTCAATTTTGTATGCTGAATCTATGAAAGTAGCATTACGTGTAGACTTTTTAATAAATAGTGAAGAACTAAAATTATATGCAGTTTCCATCTATAACGCTTCTATTTGGGGAAAGAAAATAGATAAGAAAAATAAGGCTTTAAAAAAGAATAGACAGTTAAAATAGAAAGGGAGAATCAGCGAGCACGACCAAGCTTAATTCTCCCCAAAACTTACACGATTATGATGCAAATATACTATTACTTTTTAAATAATCGTGTTATGGCAAAGGAATTTTCAGCAATATCGGAGCTTAAATCAATCAGGGAACAGAAATCAAGACTTTCGGAAAGGGAACAGGAGCTTTCAGAACCAGTTTTGCATGACTATTCTATTATCGGAGTGGTGTATGAGTGGTTTAGAGAGATCCTTTCGGGTTTGTCGCTTCCTCCATGCGTAGATAGCCCCACCCAAAGGAGGAAGTTTATTTTTATAGTGCTTTTCCTGTATTCTCCCAGCACGCTGGCAGGTGGTAAAATGAAAGTCGGATTGAGGGATAAGATTGCGGAAGTTACCGGGTGTACTGGCTCTCTAATTTCTCACAACTGCGAGGATGTGACATTTTTATACCAGCAATATAGGTCTTACAGGCAGGATATTGACTTTCTTTACACCGAAATCGTAAATCGGTTAAAAATCAAAGGGCTAATCAATTAATGTGCCGGAGCACTAAACTCCGGCATACTTGTTTACCAGTACCTTAACCAGAATTCGTTGAAGATGTCACTTTGAGTATCCGGAACTCCATTATCTTGCAGTTCTGTTAATGAGATAAGTTCAAAATCATGCAATTGACATATCTCTCTAATCGGTTTCAGATATTTCTCTTCTTCATGACACGTTATCAAACAGTAGTGCTTAATAACATCTTCATCATTAGCATACTCTCTATTAAATTTTTTCTTATATACTTCTAGTTGACACCTAGAAGTCCCATCTTCATCTGTTGCGTTGTGAACAGGAGAATACGCTTTATTTTCTATTAAAATGGCATGTTTCTCCTTTTGTCCATTGATCGTTAGAACTACATTAACCCATAAATCTATATTATAGTACTGCTTTTCGACCCTGACAGATTCTATATTAGTCAAATTATCAATATTTCTATGAAGCAATTTGCCTAAAATGGCACGCGAGTACTCATACAATAGGGAATCTTCGGTACTGCATGGATTTTGTGCCATTCGTAATGTCCATGATATAACGTAATCCATAATAGTTTCCAGTTTCCCGTCCTTACCCTTTGTATTATCACGCATAAATTTTGAGATTTTACTTTCCATATCTTACTCTCCTTTCTCTATTTTTATTTTCTTTCCGCAATGAGGGCAAGTAATAGTGTTATCAGCTTTTTCTTCTCCTATTAATTCTGTTATAGATACATTCAAAGCATCAGCAATCTTTAGAATATTATCCAGTGATGGCGAAGATTTGCCGGTTATGATATTACTAACAGCCACCTTTGAGATGCCTACTTGTTCTGCAAGCCATGCAGAAGTGACACCCCTCTCATTCATTGTTTCTTTTATTTTCAATTCCATAAACTATACTTTATTTTGATTACTCTGCAAAGTAATGCAAACTTTATCAAACAACCTAATATCAATAAAGTCTAATTTATTAAACATTCTTAATTAATAAATAAAACTTTATCAAATATTGCATTTAATAAAGTTTGCTTTATCTTTACATCATCAAAAACGAAGTAATAACAATTAAAAACTATACGATTATGGCAACAAAAATGAATGATAAAGTAAAAGGTAGTTTGATAGCTCAAATTATGAGTGAAATGAAATCAGCAGCTATATTACAAAACAAACCTTTTGATGAAGGTGTTTTCTTCGACCTCATATTTATGAGCGATAAAGAGTTACTGAAAGTTTCAAAACTTTGCGGCATTAAATAATAGTATTAACCAGCAGGGCTTTCGCCCTGCATAATTATAGAAGAATATGAAATTCAGCGATTTATCTATTGAAACCCAACAACGTTTAAATTGCGAACGATTAAATTTACATAATCGTTCTATTAACAGTGCATACGAAGTTTTATTCTATAATCAATCTGGTACTCGTTATTTTTATGCAAGACGCCATCAAGATTCGTGGTATGATGAAAAAGGTAACTATATGCCGTTTGGTGGTGGTTCTGAATGGACAGTACGATATGGATGTATCGGTTTCGCTCGTAAGAAACAAGTGATTGGTTACGATTACGAGTTGGTTGAAGGCAAAACCTACTCTAAATCTTCGAATGGCACAGTTGTCCCATCTTCTGTGAAAACCAAGAAAGAAGTGTTAGATATCGCAAAAGCTATTGGATTATTTGATTTTTAACCGGTAGCCTTCGGGCTACCACATACACACGATTATGACAACATCAGTAATTAAACAAAGAACAATAGAAAAGTTCATCATGTCAGAGTTTGTACAAGGTAACTTAGATACAGAAGAACAAGTAAGCTGTATGCTTCTTCTTATTCAGAAGAAACTGAATATGTCAGTAGAAGAAGCTAGCAAGTTTTTAAGAAACTCAATAAGTCTTACTGCCTAAATATACGTGACCATGACAAAGCAAGAACTTGAAAACAATATGACTAAGGTAGCAGGCATACCGGTTGAAATAACGATCAGAGGCAAAAAGTCTTTTACCTTCTCTTTTGAGGGTAAAAATGAGGTAGCAGCGCAGAAGATCCAAAAGTATTTTGCCCCTGTAACTTTAGAATATGATTACGATGAAGAGTGTGATTTGACTTGTTTATATATGAATCTTTAATAACACGATTATGAAGATAACAGAATTGAAAAATAACGAATGTTTCATCAAAAAAGAATGTATATCCAACCTGTATACGCTATGTATAAAAAGTTGTTCATATTCGTTCAATACACTTCACGAAGCGAAAGAAGAGGCAGAGAAGTACGGTCTAAATATATTAGAAATAGCAGAATGATAGCAGATTTAGTTTTAATCATCAGCCCCGAAGCTCCATTGATGAAGCAACTGGGCAAGGTTTTAGGTAAGTTGTGTACTATGTATGACTTTACCACAATTGACAAGAACGAAAAGTATATCACGATACGGCATTATGAAACTGGGCTTGTAGTGGCTTATACGAGTGAAGAAAGATTGAATGTGAAATTTTAAATGTTGGATTATTATGGGTGAAATAGCAGATAGTTTGATAAGCGGTGAATTTGATTTTATTACCGGTGAGTATTTAGGTGAAGCGGTTGGTTATCCGAGAACGCACGCTTATGGAAGATATAATACGTCACCGATTATAAAGAAGCCATCAAGCAAAGCGAATGTCTGTATAACTAATATGTGCAAAGACAGAGGTTTTGACAATCATAAAAAGGTTGAGTTGGTATCTAAATTCTTGCAAAGTAAGGGTTATGTGCAGTTGCCTAAATTGTCACGTCAATACAAAATCATTCACAGACAGTACAAGAATGATTTTAAAAAGTTTTTGGTTGAACAAGTAAAACAGAAGAATTATGGATAAAAAATTTCAAGAAAGATACGGTGTCTATGATAGTATAGACACAAGCGCATTCAAGCATATACCCGAAATAAGCTGCTATAATCTAAACTATTTCGTAGGCTTAAAGAGAGGTAACAGCGTAACACATGACTTGCTTTTTGCGCGTGGGGACGATGATAATCAAGTAGATTGGTACATTATAAACGGCAAATCGGCTACATACATAGGGTATGAGTTTGCTGATAAAGGTGTGCTTAATCTTAGTGATGTTGAATTTACTTAAAAATGAATGATTATGGATATAGTAAAAGAAAAAATAGTGACTAATAGAAAGGCGAATACACCGCTTTCGATAGGCGATAAGCTGTATAAGTATATAACATTACGAGGTATCGGTGTTTATGAAGTGTGTGGATTTATAGATGATTTTATCCTTGTAAAATCCACATTTTGCAAGAACTTCGGTGTAGAATCCAAGCATCCATGTATAGTTAGGATAAACAAGGTTGACGGATTGAAAGATGTTTATAAGTATGTAGAAATGATGCAGACTTGCGGTTTTGACACATTCACCTCAACAGATGATGATGGCGAAGAAATAGAGATTGACAACTCGTATATGTGGCATACCGATGATGATGGTTATTACTATGTAAGCAAGAAAAGGTGTGCAGAAAACAAAGGACAGAGAATAATATCAGATTATCGAAAGAGGATTGAAAATAAAAAGCAAGAGATAAAAAATATTCAGTCTGCTATTGAAAATATGGAGAACCATATAAAAGACATAGAAAATTGGATAAATGGTGTTGAATTAAAATAAATATTAGCTTATGAACTCAATTAACGGCGAAAGAGGTTGTAGCGTATGTCAACCCGGTAAAGAGAATTACACTACCTACAACACTAAGTTGAAAGGTAAGAGAGTGAGAATGTACCAGTACGATTACCGTACTGAAAGCGGTGAACTGTTTTCTTGTTGTGCGCCTACCTTAGAGGCGTGTAGAGAGAAAAGGGATAAGTGGCTGAAAAGTCTTTCACAATAAACCTATTGTGAAGAATGAAATCTAAAGATATTTCGTTATCTTTGGTTGTAATAGTACCTTTGGGG